AAAAAAAATCTCGATATCTTCGAAACTTACACTATAGTGTGCAATCGAGAATTTCGAGATTTTTAATTTGATTGTTGTTTATTATAATAAAACATACAATAAAACATACAATAAAAATATTCGAATACTCACTTGCGGTGATGTTTCGAAAACTTTTTTTTTAACCCTCAAAGTTTCGGTTACCAAAACTCGAAAAGTTCAAAATAAAAAAGCGAGAATACCAGACTCCAACAAAGTTGGAATCATAATGGTAATTCTCGCAATACTCAGGAGGTATTCTTTTTACGCTGTTTAGATGATGTATAAACTACACATCAATTACACGTCATCTGGAATTTCTTTAACTTGTAAGAAATCTCTTACCGGATCGTAAGTAATCTCATCCCCATCGATCTTCTCTAATCGAACTAATCGATTCCATCGAGCAATTCGCATAGCCGGAGTCATCCAGTCATTCCGACGATCGTCGGTATCTGGGAGATATAATTGATCACAAACTATTTTGTTCTCTAAATAATCTTCCGCTCTGGCTCCAAGTTTAATCAATTCATCAATTTGCGGTTTGGTTAAATTATCGAATTTCTTAACCCAGTTGGCATCCGGAAGCGGTAACAATCCTTTACGAGCTTGTTTTACGATGAACGCCGCATCTTCCATTTTCTTAACTTGATTCAATCCGTGTTTAACTAATTCATCAAAGTCAAAAGTTACCGGAACATCAGTAGGTTCATAATCTAAATGCCATTGTTGTTCTTTCAATGTCGGATCAAACAATTCTTCTTCACGTCGTTTAGCTTCAAATTCTTCACGACGTTTGTGGAATTCTTCCCCAAAGACCTCTTTATGTTGAGCTCTGTTAGCTGGTTGTAATTCATTGCTGAACATCGCTAAATCTTCTAAGCCTGCTTTTCTTCGCGCATCGCGAATTTTCTTTTGCTCTTCCAATTTGATGAACTCTTCTTCTGCTCGAGGGGCTCCAAAACTTGCGAAAACAGCTTGCTGTTCGATCATATTGTCTAAATGCCCGCGACCAGTTTGTTTATCATGTTCATAACGTGCATCGAATTTTTTAGTCATATTGTTCAACAAAGTTTGTTGACGTTGTTCGCGATCTTTTCCGACTTCTTTGGTTTCTTCTTGAGCGCGTTCTAACTTATCCAAAGCTTCGGTAAGTTTTGAAGAACCTAAAGCCCATTGACGCATAACACCCTCAACCCAACGATCTTCTTGAGTTTTCTTCTGATATTGTTGACGCCATTTGATTGCTTTCTTAAACAAGCCAACTTCTAAACCTTGATCTTTGAATTCCAATTCAAGCTCTTTTTGCTCAGTTTTGAGTTGTTGCATTCTTGTTTGAATGTTCATCCAGCGTTCCGCGAACTCATCAAAAGATTGTTTAGCTTCTCTTTCTTGTTCAAGAACTTGACTTACGGTTTGACCTTCTTCATTAACCCCAAATTCATTAAAGGTAGTCATAGCGTGCTGACTTGGAATTTTGTTACCAAGATCATCAATGGTGTAGAATGGTTGATCGAACTGAGAACTGTTGATCTCTACAGATGGGGCTTTGCCGTGTGTAAACACAAGATCTTCCAATTCGCGAGCTTCCGGGTCTTTTGCCAGTTGCTCTTCGCTAAAGAAAGTATTCTTAGTATGAAGATCATGTACCGGAACTACTTTAGGTTTTAGTAATTCCGGATCTTTAACATTTGGAAGATCCAAATCGTGTAAGTCTTGAAGGTCTGTCATTCGTTGCTCCTAAGCCTCTAAGCTTTATAATTTTGATTTGATGTAAATTTTTGCTTGAATAGATGATTTAATATTATAACTAAATTCATCCAAATTTCCTAACTGAACAATATCATTATAATCTTTAATCCCGGAAAGGTCAACATTTTTTGATAAAAATTCTAAAACTTTCCAATGTTGTGTTCTTGGATTGTTGAGATGAGCTAGCATACCTTTATAACCGGCAGAATCTCGGTCAAAGCACATTACTACTTCGAAATCTTTCAAAGCTTCTTGCATTTCCGCTGACGCGGCAACTCCCAAGCAAGCCCCAACATTTTTGAAACCAAAGAGTTCTCTTAAACTCAACGCATCGAAAATACTTTCTGCTAAGTAAACTGGTTCATCCTCACCCGGTTCTGCTCGGATATCCAACCAAAACTTTTGAACGGTATCATCTACCAACCAGATGTAGAATCTTTTCTCTTGCAAAAAACGAATCCAAACACCTTGCAATACCCCATTTCGATTACGCATTGGAATTACAATAGAATCTGGAACCTGATATTCCTTACCTCGATAGCAAAACGATCCTTCGAAGTCATAAGCTTCCAAATCCACCGACAATCCGCGAGATTTCAGATATTCTCCGGCAGGAGAGTTTTCGGTTACGCGATTTTGCAACAAAGGACTAAACTTTGATCTTTGGATCATTAACCGGAGGTTATGTTTGAACTCTGCTAATTTTTGACTGATATCCATTATTTGATTAGCCCTAATTTACGGAAATGTTCCAACGTTTTGTGAAAGGTATCTTCCAATTGGGTTGTTTTGGTAATATCGATACCTTCTTCGTATCCTTGCATTAACCAATAGAACGCCACGCGCTGAGACTCGTCCATTTTGGATGGCTTAACATCTAAAGCGATCTCTGCTAAAACAAACTCTTCATCCAAAATAGGCTCGTACACGAACATGGTTACCACACCGCGATCTTCGCTTAAACATAATTCCGCATCATGCGTTACCCGCAAAATTCCGTGGTTCCATTTAACGTCTAAAGTTCTAACACCTTCCGGTTTGTAAGTAGTGATATTTGAATAAGCCATTTTGAATCTCCTGCGATTAACTTAATGTTTGTATTATAATAGAACTAAAATTTAAAATCAACCCCTTTTGAAAAAAAATTTTTTGAACGTGTAAAGTTTTGGTTACCAAAACTTGAAAGTTTCGATTTCAAAGTTTTTGAGCATAAAAAATCTCCGCATCGGCGGAGATTTTATTATAATAACGCAATGTAAACTAAATTAAATGCTATCTAATAAGCTATCTAAATCGTTAGATTGTTCTTTGTGAAGAATTTGAGCTTCGGTTAATCCGGTAGCGTCTACTACCTCTGCAGATTTTGCGCCTTGCGCAGTTGCCGGAGTATCACGGAACATTACGTAATTTAACTTCTCTTGCAATTCTTCATAAGATTTGTAAGCTTCCGGTTTTAAGAAGTCATCTAAAGGATAGCAATTTTCCTTGATAAAGGTAACTGCTTCTTCTTTAGAATCAAACACCGAAGTCACGGCATCCACTACGGAAGATTTTGAATAGCCGAGGAACCCAGTAGACTCTTTCGCCGAAACCAATTTGAAATTGTGACCTTGTAAAGGATTGAATAAAGCTTTTGGTTCTGCCCCTAATGCGCGGTCCGCGTCAGATGGGAACATTGCGTTTTCTAACATTTGTTTAAGACTCTGGGACATGTCTAGTAAGAAAACTTTTCCCTCATTCTCAGGAGTCGCCGGATCCTTGATCACTAGAATATTTGCATAATAACGCGTTTGACGCGCGAATTTGCGAGCTTCTTCTTTCTTACCTTGTTGCCATAAATCAGCCCAAGCTTTGTGGAATGGATCTGGTTGGTTAATGTTTTGTGGAGATAACTCAGAAACCCAACGACGATCGTTACCTTTCTGGTTGTTTACATTAATTTTCCAAATCTGTTGCAAAAGGGACATTTTTGGGTCTGGTAAGAATCGGATGATCGCCGCACCGTTACCATTTTCATCACGTTTTAATTTGTAAAAACGGTTGTCTACGTTATCGGTTTTCTTTTCACCGAAAACGTCAGCTGGGTTTGATGCTAATTTGTCAAAATCGAATGATTGAATGTCCATAGAATTTTCCTCTTATTGGATTAATTGAATTGTTTGCGTAATTGAATTAAATTACAAGATTATAATATAATCACTTCTGTAATTTGTCTACTAATTTTGCTAAATTTTTTACAATCATCCGCCCCGCGGAATGATTGTAGTATTTAACTTACCAGCTTACTCGCAACCTTCAGTACAGTGAAGATATTCACAGAGCTCCAAAAATTTGGAGTTGTGTTTATAAACAGGATTCCAAAATCTGGATTTTTCAATCCACTCTTTCGGTAACTTATCCTTTGTGTTATTATAATCGCTAACCGGAATACCTTCAAACATTTTGTTAAAAATATTCAGTTTTTGGCTCAAACCAAAGTTTGCCTGTCTTACTAGATCCTCCATACAAAGTTCATAACCTTCTAATCTTTTCGTAATGCGATAGAATTTCTCAAAGTTTAAGAATGAATCAATGTCTTTAAGATCTATCGAATCTCTTACTTTCTGAGATTTCTCTCCAAAAATTTCAAGCTTTTGCGTCTCCGCAAATTCCTTGATATTTTGGTAATTGGTTAAGCTTAGGTTACATTTAGTTTTCGAGTTGATCGAAGTAACCGAATTGAAGTTCAAGCTGCACAGTCTCGCAAAAGTTTTGCTACTATCAATGTTCCAAAGCTTACGGTGATATTTCAAAATCGCTAAGAATCTCCCTACCGGAGACAACGAGCGATCCCCATCCTCATTGAATACCACACCACTGATAGTATCGTTTCCTTGCAGGATGTTGAACTTCTCTTCTTCTAAACTAGGAACGAAGTTTTTCGTAACGCGTTTTATAAAACATTCAATACTTCCAGAATTTCGACTGCGTCGAATCATTTGAATACTTTGAATAACCGGAATAACGTTACCCGGATCATAATGATAATGAGATCCTCTCAAACCCATTACATTCACCCCTACGCTTACGCTAGGGCTATACACAATAGCTCCAAGCTTCGCTAGCTTATAATCTTCTAAAATCTGGTTTCTTACTTCCATTGAGGTTCCCGAGTTGATCAAACCTACTGAGACCCCTGCAGATTCTAAGAAATGCTTAATGCTTAAACCCGCTGATACGCTAACGCAGCTTACTACTAAACCGCCAGCTCGATTGTTTATGATAGATTGCAAGAATGAGCTAACATCCTTGTGAATAATTACATTCGTTGGATCCTTGGTTTCGTTACTTACCCAAATCACATTTTTGAACTTGGTAGGAATCAAATCTAACGCGATCTTCTCCATAAAAGCGTCGCAAATCATCATACTCCGAGATTTGTTCATTAAAGCCAACATCTTCGAAAGGTTATGTTCCCGGTTGCTGGCAATACTGGAAGTAATGTGTTCACACAAAGTCATAAACTCGTCAATGATGATAGTATCAAAATGATTCACTTTAGTATCGATTTTGTATAAACTATCAAATTGACAGATGAATAATCTGGTATTGTTTTCTAACTTATGTTTATTATAAACCCTAACTCCGTCTTCTTTGAAACGCTCATAGAATTCATCCGCTAACGAAACTCGAGGAGTAATAATCAAGCAAGAATTTGACTTATTCATAAAATCTCGGATTACTCGTGTTTTTCCGGAACCCATTGGAGATCTAAGAACTAAACAACCTTCGTTACTAATACAAGAATTGATCTCTGCGTTCAAATTTGCCGAATCCAAGGATCCAAGTTCTACACTCTTGTTTTCATAGATGCGTTCTTTGTTGCCCCAATCTAAAAGTTCCTTAACTGGAATGCTAGATCTGAAATTTTCAATTTTATAACGACGCTTAAATTCTTTTTGAATATCTACTCGCTCACCGGTAATTACGTTAGTGATTTGAAATGGATTGCTATCAAAGAATACAAAATCTCCCATCTGCTCGTTGACGAGAATAACGGATTCTTTGTATTCATCTCTTACCTCGAATCCAAGCTCTTTGAATAATCCCAAACATACTTGGCGAATATCCGGCGTAAACTGCCAGCACATCGCATCTTTGAATTCGTCCAGATTGAAAAGAAATCCGTCTTCATTGCAAGTTAAGATTCCGTTATGACCGCTTGCGGTAATCTGGGCTTTTCGGTAGAGACTCGTATTGATCTTAGCCAGCTTCGGATCTAATAGTTTCGCTAATTTTTTAGTATCCTGCAAAATTTTAGATCTTGTTGAGCTAGGTATGCAAAGCACAATTCTAAAATTAAAACTAAACAAATCATCCGAAGATTTTGTCTTAAAAGACACATGTCGGAATGGTTTGAATCTTTGCAAAATCAAATCTCTCGAATCTTTATCCTGCACATCATTAAAATCCAAGATCATATACTCGCTAGAGTCTGCGATGTGACGTTCTAAAAAGGCAGATTTTCTCGAGGATTGCTTTGAACATCTTAATGGAAAGTTTAAGATATAGTACTTTTTGAAGAGCCCTGCTACCTCTCGCATCCCGAAGATTTCTTTGTTTTCAAATTCGAAGATCTTCGGATCTTCCAACGTACTGGTTGGAAACTTGGTATTGGAGGTGGCGGAGTGTACAATAGTGAAAATCATAGAAAGTATCGCTCCTTAATAACAATGTAAGTATTTTAATATAATAATGTATAGATTTCAATAAAATGTGGTAGGATTCTATAAATAATTATACGCGTAAAAACTAAGGAAACATTATAATGGCAGAAAACACCGAAAAAGTGGAAAACACCGCGGTAGCGGAAACTCCAGCGACTCCAGCGACTCCTGCAGTTCGAACTTTCGAAGTTCCTGGAGACTTCGTCATCGAAGACATCTACACTAAACCACAAGACAAAAACGAAAAATTGATCAATGATGTTGGTCAACTCATCTTTGAAACCTTCGGCAAACGAAAAGAAGAAAAGAAAGAAAAGCCAGCTAAGATCCTAAAATCAGATGATCAAATCGATTTGAGATTGGCTCAACTTGGAATTGACAACAATTTCAAAATGTGTAAAGATAAAGATGGTAAGTTAAGTTACCGCTCTCATACTTTCCATATTAGTTGTAAAACCGAGTAAAAAATTTTTCGAACCTTTCGAGTTTCGGTCACCGAAACTTTAACATTTCAAAAATAAAAAAATCTCCAAGTTATCGCTTCCACGAAGATTTGGAGATTTTTATTATGTTTATAATATTACATCTTACAGTTTGACGCTATCGTTCTTAAACAAAGAATCAAACCAATTTCCAGAAGGTAACAAAGAATCTAAGTCATCCAAACCGGAAAGATCTAAATCTGGTAACTTCAAATCCATATCTTCATCGATAGGATTTTGATCTTTGAGTTTACTCAAATCCAAAGATTGTTCGACTTTGTCTAAGTCGTTATTGTTTGGCTTAACATCAAAAGATTTGAACATTTCGTTAATCGAAGATCTCAAATTTTGAATACCTTTGCGAGATAATTCTTCCATCGTCGATCTCCTTAGTTACCCAAAATTGAACCTAACGCAGCCGCGCCGTTCTTATCCGCTTTCTCTTGAGCTTTCTTAACTTCTTCCGCTTTCTTAACTTCTTCGGCTTTCTTACGATAAGATTCGGCATCTTTCTTAGCGGCTTCCGCTTCTTTAGCTAATTTTTGAGCTTTGTTATACTCTTCTTCGACTTTCTTACGGGCTTGATCTTTCTGCTCTTTAGTAAGAGTTTTAGAAGCTTCCACTTCTTTCAATTTCTCTTTGAGCTCTTTAACCTTTTCTTGTTGCTCTTTAGCTTCTTTGGCTTTGGTTCTCGCGGTTCCGCGGGCTTTCTCTTCTTCCGGGGAGATAGAGCCAACAGCAGATTCTAACCAATCGGTTACTCCACCTAAGGTATCCCCTAAAGTTTCCATCGCATAATCGGTTACTTTGCTTACGTATTCTCCGACTACTTCGCTTGCGGCATCAATTACCGTTGCGGTAGCTCCGGCTAACGCGGCGTCTTTCATTCGGTCACCAAGATTATCAAAGTTCCCGGTAGCGATAGAATCCACTAATACACTGCCGGCAGAGTTCACGGCATTGCTTACTGTATCAGCGACTAAGTTGCCGGTAT